GATCACTCTCTAGACGTGTTAGAGCATGGCGACCTACCAATCATACCTCCAGAGGCCATTGATGCCATACGGGGCTTATATGGCATGGAAAAGCCTAAGCCTGTTGTCCAATCATCTAATCCGCCAGCAGTGAAGCATGAATTTGAGGTTGTTGATGATCTGCTGTATAGCGCGAATGATTTGTTGCAGGTCATCAACCCAGATATTGGTTATGGTGATTGGATTACGATTGGCATGGCGTTGCATCACAAGCATGGTGACGCTGGTTTACCAATTTGGGATGCGTGGTCACGTGGTGGCACGAAGTATGCTGGTTTTGACAATTTAGCTCGTCATTTTCAGAGCTTTCGTGATGACAAGTCTAACCCAGTGACTTATGGCAGTTTGGTTCATTTAGCCAAGCGTTGTGGTTTTGACGCATCGGACACACCAATCAAGATTGAGGTTAAGGAGATTATCAAAGGCAAGCACGTTTACGTACCATTAGATGCACCGATAGAATTGGATGAGACTGTACCGATACCAGACAGTTTAGGCCTAGTACGTTCACGACCACGCATTGTCAAGATTGACAGGCGGATATACAACAACGCTGTACCAGCCAAGCTGTTAGAAGGTGCACCTGGCGTATTAGGCGAGATTACTAGGTACATCAATGCGACTGCTTTATATCCATCCGCGCATCTATCTTTTGCAGCAGCTTTATCGATTGTGAGCACGTGTAAAGCCCACAGGATAGCCAGTCCAGACGGTACTTTGAGAACCAATTTCATGTGTGTCAGTGTCGCTTTAAGCGGCAGGGGCAAGGATCATCCACGCATTATGTCCAAGCGCATTTTAGGCCAGCTAGGCTTAGATCAGTCAGTATTACCAGACCGTATTGCCAGCGGGCAAGGCATTGTCCAGATGCTAAGAACGGCCAGCGGTAAGGGCGTATGGCTATGCGATGAATTCGGCCGTTTGTACAGCAGAACCAAGAACTTACAGTCCAGCACAGCGTCGATGTCAGATTTCCTGATCGAACTCTACAACGCTGCTGGCTCTCACTACAAAGGAAGCAGCTACGCCGACAATTCCAGATCGGCCAAGACAGATATCGACCAACCATGTTTAAACATCCATGCAACCACTGTTCCAGACAGGTTCTATGAATCCATTGATCCAGAAGATATTACCGATGGCTTTTTCGCTCGTTGGCTTATCTTCGACCTAGACGAAGTTGAGTTGCCATTACCAAGCATACCAACCATTGATCCAAACAGCAATGTCCCACCAACCATCCGCAGAGAGCTAGAATGGTGGCTATCTCAACCAACCAACTGTCAGCAATCCAAGAACAGTCTCCCCAACATCATCAACCCCCGCCGTGCAGACTACCATATCCTAGCCTCCGATATTCTAACCGACTTCCAGCTCAAATGCCGTCAAAAGGCCAATGATCTTTTGCAAGAAAAGTCTAACGCTTATCCAATCTATAATAGAACTGCCGAAATGGCGATCAAGCTCGCAATAGTCGCATGTAATAAGTATGAGGTCACACCAGACGTCATGCAGTGGGCATGCGACCTGTCATTAGCCATAACTAAGTCAATGTTGGTTATAATTAAGTCCAATATTGGCATATCAGAGACACTCAAGATACGTACCCAGCTGGTTAACTGGTTTGAGGATAACTATCTGAAAGATAAGTTTAAAGATGGTTTTTCAGCCAATGAACTGTTTAGGTTAGCACCATTTTCTTTCCGCAATCTTAGGCTTAGAGATAGGAAGGATATTTTGGATGATCTTATCAACTGCGGTCAGCTACGAACTCAGACCTTAAGGCATAAAGGCAATGGAACCACCTTCACAATTTATTGGTTTACTCCCGATGTTCCAGCCGATTTCTGATGTCGCAGAAAAAAGGCACAAGTCGCATGCTGTCGCACAGGTGTCGCAACCACCTTCGCTCTCTATAACTATTTGTTTTTTAAAGATTTTGCCGCAGGAGTCGCATGAAGTCGCAGGGTTTCCGTCCCAAACACACACGCAAACCAAACCAGATATTAATAATATTATAATATTATATATGGTTTTTGTAATTATATTACAGTTTTTAGGGTTGTTGTTTTACTGCGATTGTAGGGGTTTTGAGATATGAAAATTATATCATTAAAAGAGAAGTATTATGATGTATAATATAATATAAATATATATATGTTATTATTGGTTATAGGGTATAGGGTTTTTACTATATGTTTTGTTTTATTTTTGGGTGTGTTTTTCGTGTTTGAGGCGTTTTTTGGCGCGAGGACTGCTTTTTAGGATTTTGGAATAGTTATTCTACTGTTGATGTATGGTGTTCAAAATCGAATTTTAAGCATGATTTGTGACGTTTTGGGTTTTGGGCTTCGTGTGTGTTAGGCCGAGGGTTCAAAATGATTGTACGGTGCTTTAAAATCGTTTTTAGGGCATGGTGTGATGGTGTTTTAGGATTGGTTTGACGTTTGGCGTGGATTTTGATGGTCGAGGATCATTTTTGAGGTCAATTTGCCCTCGAGAGATGCTTCGACGAGGTGCAAGCCGATGGTTTGAAATCCGAACAGCGCAATGGCATGGTTTAAACGGCTTTCGATGGATATATAGTCGTGCTGTTTTGAAATGGTGTTTTTGAAGGCGTTTTTGGTGTTCATGGCGTTTTTATCCTTTTTAGTGTTATGATTTAAGGATAACACGCGGGCGTTAAGATTCCGTAAATCAAGTATTATGGAATGGTTAATAATCACGAATTACTGATGGTGTGTTATGACGCGGTAATTTGGCACAAAATAAATACTTGGTTGCGCCAATAGTGGGTTGGGAATACATGATAACCATGGGTCGTTCATACCAAGTATGGCTTGGTGATACCAGTATAATAAAGGGTTGCAGGATGTTCAAGTAATGGATACGAATACTTGCTAACATGCGTTAGAGGTAAAAGGTTAATTTTCCCCAATATATATAGCGTGCAATATAGTTGAATAACAATTTTTCGTTTATTGATTATTTTAGTGCATTTTTAAAAACTGCTTCTCAATAGTTGAGAAGTGTTTAAAATACACGCTGAGGTTGTGGTTTTTAGAACCACATAGTTGATCTTGTCAAAAGATAGCGCAGGATATGCTCAAACGCATTTGGAAGTACAAATCCATGTGCATTTAATTAAGCAAATTTATGGTGCAATTTGTGCATGTTTTGGCTATTCAACTAATACGTTTTCAAGCGGTTGTGCGGGGCGTGAGTATATGCGCGTACTAATACTAAAATGCACACCAATAAGTAGGTGCAGCTTTTTGTCAAGTAAAATCGTTATTTTGGGCTATTTGGGCGGTGGGGGTTAATCGGCTAAAGCGATAGCTTTGGTTATGCTTGACGCAAGCACCCCAGCGGTGTGGTCAGTCATAGAATCACCGTGGTCTCTGATACGGCGAACCCTGATTAACGCGACTTCACCCTTTTGGGTTAAAAACTCAATCTGGTAAGGGGAAGAAAGTTTGGCGGCCATAAACCAACCCACTGCACCCCACACTGGCACAATATAAAAGCCTGCGCGCTCTAGCTTGGTTAGTGCGTTCACTGTCCTCATGATTGGTATCTTTCTATGGTTAGGTTGTCACCTGATTACCTATATAGTATGGTGCACTTTGTGCACCTTGTCAACAACAAAATGCACCAACAACCATGTTCTTGCTAGATTGTTAATAGGTTGGTATAATCTAATCGTTTAAACGCAACCAATCTTAAGGAATAACCAACATGGCTACCAAAAAGGGCACCAAGCTCAGCGCACCAGCCCACCCATCAACACGTAAGCCCACCAAACCAACCAAGACCAAGATGTGCTAGGGTAGGCCACGCCCACAGCTTAAGCCCCCCCCTATCGACCAAACGCGGATGGATCATATGAGTGGCGTAGTGTGGCAGGGAGCTCACACGTCGATCATCAAAAAAAAATTACAAAAAAAAAATTACAAAAAAAAAATTACAAAAAAAATTATCAATATCCCAAAAAATATTACATAAAATTTTATCTAAATGACCGACAAATTATTCTTACCGATGGAATTTCAGGACGGAGTGACGCCGATGGCATGGCGTGGATTTATGCGTCGGTGTGTGGTGGTGAATGGGGCTACGATCAAAGAAATGCAGATGTTGTTGCAGGACGATGGTGTACTGGAATTTGAGCAAGGGCTGGTGTTGTGTACATTCTTGAGTGGGATGGGGATATCGGAGGCGTGCAGTGCGTGTTTGGTATCTGAAGAGCGATTTACTGAATGGAGGGAGAGCAGTTTTAACTTTCGGCAGGCGTTTATCTGTTGCAATTTGTTAATGAAGACGGAGGTGGCGACGGATAATAAGATATTGAGCAAGAAGGATCGGGAGCACTTGAAGTGGATGCAAGAGCGGGACAAGGACTATGGAACGCATTACAGCAAGGACGATGCGAACAAAGGCGTGGTGGTAAACAACATGATTGCGCCGATACACAATGTGATGCGGAGTGCGTTGGAGAGTATGGCACCGACCACCCCTCACACCACCCAACTACCGGGGGCCATTACCCAAACCATCATAGACAATAATGATTGATGAGAACCAAGTTAAGCAACTGATCAATGCATGGCGGATACAGCCAGAGAAGTTTGTGCGTGAGGTTCTGGGGGTTGAGTTTATAGAACCATGGCAGTTGGACGCGCTTCGTCGTCTTAACACCAGTAAGCGTGTGAGCATAAGGAGTGGTCACTCTACTGGCAAGTCGACGTTATTGTGTTGGATTATTCTGTGGTGGTTGAGGGTATATATTGGGGTAAAGATACCATGCACGGCTGGTAGTGATAACCAGCTTAAGGACGTGTTGTGGTCGGATTTGAAGAGGTGGTGTGGTGCGGTACGGCCGGAGTGGCGGGAGATATGTCCGTATATTTGGACGTCTGAGAGATTGACGTTGGCTGGGATGGAGGACATTAACTTTGCGGTACCGCGGGTAGCGAAGAAGGAGAACCCGGACACGTTTCAGGGGTTCCATGCGAAACATCTATTGATGGTGGTGGATGAGGCGTCTGCGATTGCTGAGGGGATTTTTGAGGTCGCTGAGGGTGCGCTTGCGAGTCCGAATGCGAAGATGATTGTGACTGGCAACCCTACTAGGACTGGTGGGTATTTTTATCGGACGTTTACGGATGATAACCGGTGGGAGAGGATACATATATCGACTTTGGACATTAAGAGACCTGATACTGATCCAAAGAGCTATGCTGATGGTATTGCTGAGGCGTATGGGATTGACAGCAACGTGTATCGGGTACGGGTATTGGGCGAGTTCCCGTTGTTGGCGGATGATGGGATTATATCGTTGCATGATATTCGGACGGCGGTGAACAGACCAGTGGAGCCATATGGTGATGAAATATTTTGGGGTATTGACGTTGCGTTTGAGGGTAGGGATAAGACGGCTATTGCGAAGAGAAAAGGCAATCGATTATTGGAGCCAATAATCGCATGGGCGCAGTTGGATGCTGAGGAGACGGCGGATAGAATTGAGGATATATATTATAAAGACCTTGAGAAAGGGATGGCACCGGATAAAATCTTTGTTGATTCTATTGGTGCTGGTGCGGCGGTGGTGTCCAACCTTAGAAGGCGGAAACAACTACCGGTGGTTGGGGTTAATATTACCGAGGCGTCATCATCTAAAAAGGAATACCATCGCTTGAGAGAGGATCTATGGTTTAGGTGCAAGTACTGGTTTAAAGCGGCTGATGTTTGTATACCGGAGGACGATGAGTTGATGAAACAACTGGCGGCGGTTGGTTTTAAGCCAGATCAAAAGACTGGTGCTGCTAGGATATTTGACAAAAGCGCAAACCTTGGTTATTCACCAGATTATGCGGATTCGTTTATATTGACTTTCATGGGCAAGGATAGGAATATTAAATCCAATATTGCTCTAAGGATGAAAAAGATGTTTAAACCTACATCTGACAGAGCGGTCACTTGGGGGAGTCTATGAAAACCAAAGACGACGGCGTCCTTAGTGATCCAATAGAGTTATCAGCACTAACCGATGGTGTGACATCAACCGATGGTGGTGATACCACCGAGACGGCTAGCCCGTTTATTGTTAATGACACTGTTAGACAAATACACAGCTGGTTTAGAGCATCTAGACAGGCAAGGGCTAAATGGCGCAGCAACGCATCAAGCTGGTACAAATTCTACAATGGTGATCAGTACACAGAGGAAGACAAGCAGAAATACCAAAATTACAAACGTCCGATGCCGGTGTTCAATAGAATTGCGCCAATTGTCAGAACGGTTGTTGGGTTGGCGCATGAGGACAACACAATGGTTGTCTATAAGGCGGTTAACTATGAATCGCCATCACCACAACAGCAACAGCAACAGCAACCACCAGAAACGCCCGTACAGCAACTTAACCAGTCGGAGCTGATCCAATCTGTCTGCAACTACTTTGACCGCCGTTGCGGGGCTACGGATGAGGATTTGGAGGCATTCCGCGACCTTATTATTTGTGGCGAAGGCTGGAGCGAGTCGTTTGTATCGATCAATTTTGAGGGCAAGGTTGATCCAAAGAGGGTACGGGTTAACCCATTTGAGATGTTTCCAGATCGTAGGGCTGAGCGCAAAAACTACAGTGACGCACGGTATGTTATTCGGGCGAGAAACTACCGTAAGGCGGACTTGATCGCGTTGTATCCGCATAAGCGCAAAGAGATTTTGTCGTCATTAAACAATATTGATTCATTTGGTGATAGTATTTCGGCATCTTACGATATAAGCAACTCTGATATGGCGGCTAGAGCTGGTTATTTTGAGCTAGATCGGATGGTTTATGATGGAACCGACCAAGTAACCGTTTTGGAGTGTCAGTGGTACGATTACGAGCATGTTTTGCATGTGACGTTGCCAGATAAGACGGTTAAGACAATGAGCGACCGTTCGTACAAGCTATTCCGCAAAGAACTGGCGAAACAGGGCGTCAAAGATATTGGTGATCCGCAGTCTATTCGGCAAAAGGTCTATAAGCGGGCGTTTATTATGGGCAATTTGGAGTTGTCGTCACGCACATCGCCGTTGCCAGACGAGTTTACCTACAAATGCATGACTGGTGAGCGTGATCAGTCTAATGGGTATTATTATGGCGTTATTCAGGACTTAATGGACCCGCAGAGATATGCGAATATCTACCTTGGGACGGTGTTGCATATTATTAACACCAACGCTAAGGGCGGGATAGCGGCTGAGCCGAACGCTTTTGATGATATTTCTCAAGCTGAGGACAGTTGGGCGGAGTCGGACTCGATCACATGGTTGGCAGAGGGTGGGGCATCCAAGATCATACCAAAGCCGACCACGCCGATGCCGGCATCGTTAACAGACATGTTGAGTTTTGCGGTGTCATCCATGCCGCAGATCAGTGGTGTTTCACTGGACATGCAGGGGCTTAACACGAACCCACAAGCAATGGTGTTGGAGCAAGAGCGGCGTAAGGTTGGTAAGAAACTGCTTGCGCCATTCTTCTCATCGTTGACGCGGTACAGGCACGACTGTGGTGTCGCGTTCTGGAAGCTGATTAAGTCGTATGTTGACCCGGCTCGGCTTATTCTTATTGGTGACTTAGAGGCGCAGCAGGTGACAGACTTGTCGATCCTTGATGAGGACTTTGAGGTCAATGTTGAGGTGACGGAGGGCTACGACAACAACAAGAATGTTGAGTCTATGTGGGATTCGTTGAGCAAAATCTTGCCCGGCATGATGCAATCTGGCATTCCGATCCCGCCGAGCATTGTTCAGCTGATCCCTGCGCCAGACAAGCTTCGTAAGGAGTGGGCAGAGCTTATTGCGAAGTCATCCGAGCCAAAACCGCCAACACCTGTTGAGCAATCATTGGCTAAAGAATCTGAGGCCAGTGCAAAAGAGTCAGATTCCAAAACTCAGCTTAATATCGCTAAGGCGAGCTTAACGATGGCCGAGACAGCTCTTAAGGAAAAAGAGATATTAATGCCTTTAACCCCAACCCAGCCATAGAAGTGGATATTTGAAACAATGAGCAATATGATTAAGGCTTTGTCAGAGCAATCGATTAGCGTTCTAGACCAGTTGCGGCCAGAGCCAGAGACGCCGGACATTGTTGAAGAGTCTTTTGATGATGAGCTAGCCGATGGTGAGCAGACACAGGATATTCCAGAGGAGCAAACACCAGAGCCAGCGGCTACACCTGAGGTCACAAGCCGACCAACTGAAGATGATGGAGCTGGACTCAAGAGAGCACTACATGAGGAGCGTCAAAACAAAAAAGCGGCGCAAGCTGAGGCAGAGAAAAGCAAGGCTGAGGCTGCTAAGGTTAAAGAACTTGTTGGCCGTTTACAGCGACAATTAGAAGAGCAGTTGGCTAAGGCTAATCCGCAGCCTGTTATTGATGAGCAAGTAGACCCGATTGGTTATACGGTCAGCAAGACCAAGCAACTTGAGGAGCAGCTACAGAAACTTAGTAGCCGTCTATCCGTTGAGGATGAGCAACGGCAGAAACAGGTTGAGTTTAATAACCGCATGGATCAGTACAAGCTGGACGCAGCTGAGTACGCGCAGATTGTGCCAGATTATGATGACGCCGTTAATTTTGCTGAGGCATTTATGCAGCGCGATATTTACGCCACAGAGAAGGCAGCCGGCCGCGAGCTAAAACCCCACATGGTTAGCCAGCTAGCACTAGGCAGAGCACTCGCTATGGCGGATATAGCCTATCAACAGGGGTTGTCTGTACCGGAGTACTTTTACAATTACGCAAAAAACCTTGGGTATGAACCAAACAGTGCCAAACCAGCGGCTGATAAACCAGTGGAGCCTAAAGTTGAGGCTTCACGCATTGAAAAGTTTCGTAAGGCGACCGAGATTGCGAGTAGTCTAAGTGAGGGGGCACCCAGTGAAGATATAGTGGATCGCGCACCGCTAGAGTTTTCTCTTAAGGGGCATCAGCTTCACAAAGATCACCCAATGTTCAAAGATATGGCCGCGCTAAAGGCACAATTGGAAGGATAACAGTTGTTATTGCGTATCCAGTATGGATATGTTATTTGTCATAAAGATGGGGCTATTAAGTAATGCTTAGCGCATGCTTGGTTGCCCTATCACAGTGCCGCCGACTGTTAAAGGGTGCCCGACTGCCACCGAGTCTGACAAGAAAGGGTGCTCGACTGACGCCGAGTCTGTAAGGGAAGGGCGAGAGACGGATAGCCACACTGAGTGGTTATACATCGAACGCAATCAACCTTTTACAACCAACAAGGACTCGTTATGGCAAGATCAAATTATTCGTCTACAGCTCCTGAGACTGTAAAATTATGGAGTAAATATCTTTTTACTGAATCTTTGCGCCGCACGGTGTTTTCAAGGTTTATGGTATCTGACCAAAAACAAAATGGTTTGATCCAGCTGCTAACCGACACTGTAAAAGAGAGTGGCGACCGTGTGCGTGTAACACTGCGCGGCCAGCTGGTTGGTAAGGGCGTTGTCGGCGACACAGCGGCTCTGCGTGGGTCAGAGGAATCTTTGACCACGTTTACCGATGATATTAGCCTAGACCTCCTTGGTTACGCCACAGACACTGGGTCGCCGATCAGTCGTCAGCGCACTGCATTTGATATTGATGCTGAGGTTAACTACGCATTGGCTGACTGGGCTAAAAACAAGTTGGATACCGTGTTCTTTAACCATTTGTGTGGCTTTACGGCGAACACTGAGGTTGCTGACATTGGTGCTAATGCAATTCTGGCTCCTGACGCCAACCATATCGTTCGTACTGGCGCAGCCAACACGACTGACCAAGCAGTTGGTGCTGATACCACGGCTGGCCTTACCTTGGCACCACTGCACACGTTGTTGGCACGGGCTAAAACGCTAAGCCCTAACCCTATTAAGCCTGCTTACATTCCAGAATTGGGTGGGTCTTATTATGTAATGTTCTTGCACCCAGATCAGGTGACTGATTTGATGCGCGAGAAATCGGCCAATAGTGTTGCGTACAGTGACTTGCAGTTGTCAGCAATGTCTGGTGGGAAAATTAAGGATAACCCTTTCTTCACCGATGTTATCGGCACCTTCCGCAATATCTTGTTGGTTGAGGCTCCTTATGTCACACGTGGTGTTCACAGCACGACTGGTTTGGCTGTTGCTAATACCCGCCGCGCTGTGTTTGCTGGTGCCCAAGCTATGGGTATCGCAATCGCTGGTGACTACAAAAATGGGGACAATCTGTTTAAGAGCATTAACCAGAGTGACGACTACGGTCGCCTGCAGGGCAAAGGATTGGAGACGATTTACGGCATGAAGAAAATGCGTTTCAACGGCCTAGATTTTGCGACCATTGTTTTAACAACTTACGTTTCAGTATAGGGGTAATTAGATATGGCATTAGGACGTGATCTAGGATTAGGTGTTGTACAAACGGTCAGCACCTTCGTTAACTTCAATGATACCAACGTGGGTTCCACCAACGGTATTCAGTTTGCAACCCTGCCAGAAGGTGCGGTTATTCTGAATGCATTCGCTAAGGTTATCACTGCATTTAATGCGGCGACTACCAACGTGTTGACGGTAGGAACAAACCTTGGTGTTGCTGACAACCTGTTAAACGCTGCGGCTATTACGGAGGCGACGCCCGGTGATTATGTGAATAACACCCCCGGCGTGGCCATCCCTACTGCCGATTTGCCAGTTTACGTGAAGTACACGCAAACCGGTACAGCGGCAACAACTGGTCGGGCTTTGATTAACGTTAACTTTATTGTGCCTCGTTAATCATGGCAAACTATGATGATCTCAAAGCTAGGATTGCGAACGAAATTGCTCGTTCTGATTTGAGCAATGAGATCATCCAAAACATTGCTTCGGCAGTTTTGTATTATAGCGGGGAGAAGTTTTCCCCGCTATTCAACAACCCGCTTACCCCTGTTACATTCAACACGGTGGCTGGCACGCAGTACTACTCGATCGCTGCCATCGGTGGTGGCAGTAGTGGTTTGATCGACCATGAGATATTTTTAACGTTACAAGATGGCACGGCTTATCACCGGTTAGATAAAATACCCCCTATTGAGCTTGAAAACCTAAGGCAGAGCTTCACGGTCAACCGGAGTCGCCCAGATTTGTACGCGGTGTATGGTGAGGCTTTTGGGTTACATCCTATTCCAGATAGGGTTTATACGATCACGGTTGGGTTTTATAAAAATCTAACGCCATTATCGGCTGGAACAGATAGCAACTTTTGGACGAACCAAGGTGAGGAGCTGATCCGCTCTAGGGCTAAAAAGACTTTATACCAGCATGTGATCCTTGATATGGAGCAGGCGGCCAGTATGGATGCGGCTGAGCGTGAGGCGTATAATAATCTAAAGGTTTCAACAACCAGACAAATATCATCAGGTCGCATTTCGCCGAGGTTCTAATGGCTGTTTTAGGTTTCGGAGAGTGGCTACCTGATTTACCACCGCTTGAGAATACTGGTGCGATCTATGTGAACAATGTTGTGCCAACAGCTGGTGGCAACTACGCGCCGTGGTATGCGTTCACGCCTATCAACGCTTATGCGACCACTGAGCGTTGTCAGGGCGCAATCACAGCTAGGGCTAATAATGGAACGGTCTCAACCATCGCAGGTGGTCGGACAAAACTATCCTTAGCCACAACTGGCGCATTTAGTGATGTGAGCCGATTGGTTGGTGGTGCTTATACAGGACAGGAAACAGACTATTGGAAGTTTGCAAAATTTGGCGATGTGGTTTTTGGCACAAACTTTGCTGATAAGCCCCAACAGTTTACATTGTCGTCATCGACCAACTTCACGGACTCAGCGACTTTTCCTAGGGCAAAATTTATCACGGCATCGAAGGATTTTGTGTTCCTTGGCAATATTAACGATTCGTTCGATGGCTTAAGGCCAGAGCGGGTAGCATGGAGCCAGATACGCGCAGCGACATACACGCCCGGCGTGGGGCTTAGCGACAACAA